TTACTATTTTTTCTGACGGGGACGCGCCTCTTTTATAAGAGGCGTGGCGTTTTTGAAAAAATGTGACAAGCCGGCTCGTGGCGTCGGGGAAAGCGGTGGCTTAGCTGGGGAGAGCTGTGGCGCAGATGAGAATTGAGAACCGCTCTAGTAGGTAATACTACGATTCTCACTCACGTGAAAATACGGGTGCCTACTAGAGCGGATGGGGGGACAAGCCCCCCATAATCGGTTGTTGCAATTGGGTAAAACACTACAGACTGGAGCGACCTAAGACGCTTGATGTGCTCGCTCCGTCCCCTGTCAAGCGTACCAGCCCGGGAAGACCCCACCCTTGGAGGGGTCCCGGGCTTAAAACGCTTGTACAGTGTACGTCGATAAAATATATTAAAAAACTCTTGTCGACGAAGCAATGGCAACTGGATTCTCTTCCGATGCATAAATGAAAGCATTCAGATTTGCATACGAACTTTTGTCAGTTAAATTGTTAATAACAATCCTATCCTTTCGCAAATTAAGCGGCTGGCCAACTTTAGCAGAAGCAGCAGACCCAGTACCAACAAATCCAGCAATCTCAGGAACAGAAATAGCAATGCTTTCACTAACCTCTACAGCAATCAACCCACTAAGTAAAGTTGGTTGAGTATTGCTCTGAACAGTCCATCTTGCACCATTGTTTACAGACACATCATGTAATATAAAATCCGGGCGAACTGAAATCATCAAATGCTTGGACCAATCCTTAACAGCACCAACAGTGATATACTGCTCTACCTCTGGGTTCCACAATTTCTGAAAATCCAAAACACCAGAAGGACCTTCAACAGTATGAGTACACATTTCACCAGGCGCCATCATCATCGTGTGTTTCTTATACTTATACTTCAACCCATTATTTTTACAAATGGCCACAGCATCAATAGTCCCATCAGTCAAAAAATTCAAGGTATCCTTATCCAATTTTGTAGTCCCATTATAATAACCAACATGACTATTAACTTCACCAGGATCTACCCCATCCTGAATATTTTTAGCTAACTCTATGCAAGATGCCAACGGACCCTGAGATTGAAATTTCATAGTACTGACACATTCATAAATCTCAACAAACTGAGTACGCCCAGACATATTTCGCATAGTTAAGACTGCACTTGACGACTTCACATTGATCTTTAAATTTTTCGCACTACTGGCAATAACACCGGTATCAACAGCCCATGTTGCAGACAAATTGTTAGTGGTAGTATTATAAGGATTTTGATGATCTTCCTTATTATTGAAAAGCACAGAAGCCATATGCCAAATTTTACCAGGAGTAAAAAAGTTCAAGTCACAATCAGTTATAGCCGTAGTTGCACCAGCAAACTGACTCTTAACCAAACCACCAAACCAAGTTTTTTGATTAACCGGCTTTCCTATACCAGGCAACAACGCAATAGGAGATGCAGGAAGGTCCATTACAGTAGTTACAATAGTAGCATCTTCACCTGTAGCAGTGACATTATAAGCTGTACCAACCATACCAGAAAACGACCGTCTATAATACCCAGTCGCTTCTTCACCCTGCATAACCTGCTTCACAGCAGTCTTCAGGTATTTGGTAACCTTAACTTTCTTTTCCCGTTTGACCTTTGCTTTACCACTAGTTTTCATAGCAGATTTGTTGGCTCGAGCATTCATAACAACCTTTGTATTTCCCATTGTTTTAATTGCGGAAACTCCAAATTGTTTCAAGCCACCATATAAACCACCGGCAACAGTACCAACAGCAGCGGCAACATCACCTACTGCAGGACCACCGAAAGCTAAACCTGCAGTTCCGGCAACGGTTCCTGCAATTTGTGAGTCCATAACAACATCTGAAAGAGAAGAACGACGACTACTGCCTGAGGAAACAGAAGAAGTAGCAGTGTACGGGACGCCATAAGCATATTTAATATAAGTAGGTTTTTTAGCGCGTCGAGAAGTAGGATAAGGATTGGAAGCTTTCCTTTTCATTTATTTTGGGGAACAAGTTCAACGGCGGTAACGGCGTCTATACGCCCTTCGGATTCCAACTCGAGGTCTAATCGGCCTCGACACACGCACACGACGGTAACCAACACGACGGCGAACGACAGCAGTCCTACGATAATTTGTAGCTCTTCGAACATAAGGCATATTTTTTTTAGTTAAAGTGTGTTATATTAAAACGTCTTATTAAAGCCGATTTAGTTTCTTCATCAAGATCAGGATACCAGTCACGAGGATCTACATTTGAGGTAAACCAAATTCGCTTTGCACAGAGTGGGGCGCTAGATCCTTTAACTTCCACACGGACCGGATACCTGTCACACCAGCGGAGGATATGGGCAACGTCGATACCACCTCGAAACTCATCGATAACAACATTTTCGCTAGCCTGATAACCATCCCAGAATTTAGACCTAGGATCCTTGCTGTAAGCATCCATTCCAGCTTCGTCCCAGGCTCTTCGACTCTTTCCAGAACCAGTGACTCCCCAGAAAACATATACTTCTCGTTCCATCGCAAGAGGCACGGCATAATCAGCACCAATAGATCGTATGGCCCGGTAACTAGAAACTCGGATCGAGGCAGGAATGGCAAGCAAATCGCGGGAGACGGCGGCGGCCCAGATGGCATCCCAATCAGGCTTGGAGTTTCGCTGAATGGGTTTGGCTCCCCATTCCCAAGGTCCATCAACACGCGTCTCTTCTTTCGACACGTAGGCACATGCAGCGTCTGACCGGGAGAGCTCGGCATGCACGGCATTTCCAAACACTCTCTTAACTCCGTTAAGAGACTCCTTCTTCCGGAAAGCCACAACGAATTGCCAGTGGAGGTATCGGCCAACATTGCCAAGTTCTTGTTGTCCTTTGATCCACACAACATCGGAGGGCAGTTCTCCTTCCCTAAGGCATGGCAAAGAAGGCACGGCATCGCAGGAGAGAGTACAGATCCAAAAGATCCCTTGTCGGCGCATGGGGAAACAGCCATCAATTTTACTATTTTTTCTGACGGGGACGCGCCTCTTTTATAAGAGGCGTGGCGTTTTTGAAAAAATGTGACAAGCCGGCTCGTGGCGTCGGGGAAAGCGGTGGCTTAGCTGGGGAGAGCTGTGGC